CCGAAGCCGCCGAGGTTCGCCGTCGCTTCCTTCGATGCGGCGGCAAGGTTGTTGACCTGCTCGACGGCAGCGTTGCCGCCTGCGCCTTGGCCAATGCCTTCCCACTTGCTGATGCCAACCCGATCAGCGCCGTACCAAGCGCCCCAACCATTTTTCTTTGCATGGTCGAGTGCGAAATCAACTCCGGCCGGTCCGCTGGATGCAAGAGCCGGGTCCATGCCGGTTTGCTTCATGAAGTCGTTGCCAAGCCCACCGCCCTTGTAGAGCTGGAACGGGCCGAACGATGGCTCCTGAACGCCGTTCTTCACGTACTGCGACTGAAGGTTCCAGCTTTTCAGACCGCCTTCAGACTTGGCGACGTTCAGCGCGACGTTTGGGTCGATCCCACGTTTCAGGGCGGCATTGCTGATGTAGGAGGCGATGTCACCGGTGGGATTGATGTCTGGAAGAGACCCGCGAGTAACAGAGCCTGCACCCAGCCCCGGGAAGCCGCCAGCGGTGTTGTCATTCGCGTTCATCCCGCCGCCCGCGCCGAGGATCTGGCCAAGCGTCGTGTTCGCGCCGGTGAAGCCGATACCCTTGTTCATCAGTCCCGCGCTAGGCTGACCAAGGACAGCGTTCACGAGCATGTTGGCGCCGAGGTTGGCGAACTTCTCGAACGCCTGCGAGGCAGCATTCATAGCCGCGCTGCTGAGTCCTTCCATGAGGGCTTTGCCGAGATCGCCGGAGTTGTTGCGCAGCGCATCGCCGAAATCGGTAATGAAGCCCTTGAACAGACCGCCAAGCGCCGCGCGCCGCTGCTCTTCGTCGAGGACTTCGCGCGACCAGTAAGGCGTGCGACCTGACCCCATGCCGGTGGCAGACTTAGGCAGGCTGTTCTCGCGGTCGAAATAGTTTGGCTTCTGGCCGGGGACAGGAACGGAAACGAGACGACCATCGGAGTTGACGATCGTCGGCGCTTCGCCGCCGCCTGGCATGCCCTCAAGCTCGATCTTCGGCCGGCTGGTCGGAACGACAGGATTCGTCGGCGTGAACTGCTCGGGGAAGAACAGTTGGCCATTCTCAGACCACGGGCCCTGAAGCGTGCCGAGATCCGGCATCTGCATGCGGAACTGTTCGGCCTGCCGGGTTGCCTCACCCATCTTGCCGGCGAGGACGTCGAACTGCTCACCATACTTGCGCAGCGATTCATTGCCGCTCTGCTCGATGATGGTCGAAAGGGCCTGTGTGGCGCGGCCGAAGGCTTCTGATGGGTCTTTCCCGCCTTCAAGCGCCTTCCGCATGTCGGAGATCGCCTGCTCGTAGGCAATCGCGGCCTGCGCGCCTTCGGGTGAGGTGATGTCTCGCAGGCTTTTCGATACCTGCGGAGCGATCGAGACGAGGCCGTTCAGCGCTTCGCCCATCTGCTTGTAACGCAGTTCGACGGCGGCGTTCTGTCCAGCGACGAGTTCGGCTTGATCGGCAGTGGTCTGCAGCTGGTCGGAATAGGCTTTGAGCGCCGGATAGGCGTCACCCCAGCGGGCCGCAACGGTTGCGATGAGTTCTGCCTGCTTGGCGAACTTCTGCTCGAACTTCTCCGAGCCTTCGTCTGCCGAGGTGAAGTACTGGATCAGCGCGGCAACGCCGGCGGTCAGGCCGATGGTGATGAGAGATACAGGGCTGACGATGGACATGAAAGCCGAAGCAAGCCCAGCCACCGGCTTCTCCATCGAAGAGACGACCGAGGCAAGCTGAGTGCCCTGCTGCAGGCCGATCATCAGCGGGTTCATGCCCATCGCTGCGGTTACAGCGATGTCCTGAAACTGGTAACCGGCGTTCGCGGCGTTGAAGTTCTGGCCTCCCCCGCGCGGCTGGTTCTGGTTGGCAGCCTGGACCGCCTGCCCAGCACTCTGCGCAGACTGCTTCAGCCGATCATAGGCCATGCGTTCGGAATCAAGAGCCTTCTGCATCTGCTGGGCGCTGATGATGCCGAGCTGATGCGCGCGGTTGATCTCGCCTACCGATGTCTCGTACTGGCGCGTGGCTTGGGAAAGCGGCTGATACTTTGCCGTCAAGCGTTCCAGCTCCATGCGGAAAGACTGGACGTGCTGATCCTGCTGCTGCATCACGCGGCCGATCTGCTCGACCGGCTGCGTTACCCTTTGCGCTCCCTGCCCCGTCTGCGACAGAGCTGTATTGAGACCCCGCGCCGACGTCTCTAGATTATCGACTGCACCCTCGATTTTGACGGCAGCCGCATACAGCTTTTCGAGATCAACCGCAGCCGCGGGAGCCTGGGAGCTGTCGATTTTAAAGCCCAGAGCGGCAGTGGTCATAGATCAAGTCCTTCCGGGGAAAAGCGCATCGAAGAGGCGGGAAGACAGCGGGCGGATAGAAACGTCTTCCTTCGGCTTGTCGTCCTTGGACGTTGCCGCGACGGCGCGCCGCTTCAGGTCGAGAGCAATCAACCCATCGAGCTGCCACGGAAGGAGTTTTATCTCGCGCAAGTCGGCCCAGGCTTTGATCTCGCGAAAGCTGAGAGCGTTCAGTCCGTACCCGTTGCCCTGCCGTTGAGTGTCCAGTTCCCTGAACCAGTACCAAAGCTGCGCCCCGGCTGGCGGGACCCTTATCTTGTTGCCGGCTTGTTGTTCTTCGATCAGCTCGCAGAGCCGCTCGACGAGCTTGACGCGAAAGGGGCGCGCCATACCGCCCGCGCCTCCATCTGCTCACGGAAGATGCGGAACTTGACGAAGAAGTTGCGGACGTTCTCTTCCGTGAATGGGACAGCCTGACCGCCGAACGATGGTTCGGGCGTCCAGTGAGTGGCGACCTTCGCAAGATAGGCAGCCATGCGCTGGTGCTCCTCGTCCTTTGGCGCGGCTTCCCCCGCCATCGCCCGATCTTCGGCGCGCTTGGAGAACTCCTCCGCCACCGAGCGCTGCGCATCCTGCGACCGCTGGCTGTCGGGGCCGACAAGCCCGATTTTCATGCCAATAGGCTTGCCGTTCTCGTCGACGAGCTCGAACTCCTTGCCGGCTTCCTGTGCTTCGATCAGGGCTTCGAACCGGTCGAGGTTGATGGTGTTCTCGCTCATCAAGCACCCGTCGTTGCTGCAACGGTGATGACCGCGCTGTTGATTTCGACCGTGCCATTGAGCCGGCGAGCCGTATTCGCGCCGCCGCCCTGCTCCTGCGACGACATCACGATGCCGTAGAAGAACTTGGTGGTCGGGCTGGGATCGGAACCGGTCGGCGGGGTATCGTCGAACTCGATCTTGAATGGGAAGTTGTAGGGGCTATTCTCGGCAGCCAGGAGCGCCAGCTGGCCTACATCATTCGGGAGAACGATAAAGCTATTCTGCATCGAGCCTGCGTTGCGGGTGCCCTTTGCCTTCAGTGTACGGCCCGAAGAGATGATGTCTTCGGAGATCAGCGTAGCGCTGTCACCGATGGCGCCCATCGTCTGCCAGCCTTTCACTTCCGTCCAGGTAACGGACGCGAAGTCGGTCGCATCAAGATCGGCATCGTCGGGAACGGTCGTGACAGCCGGACCGATGAAGATCTTGGCACCGGCGACGGGGAAGAGTTGGGCCATGATGGCATCCTTTCACGGAAGCGCTTGCCGAAGGCGCGATGAACGGCAGGCCATTAGGCCGGAACTGATGGATAACTGCGCCAGAAAGCGGTCACCGGGATCTGATGGTGGGTGTCCGGTGTCATGAGATTTGCAAGCGCGGGGTCCTGATCGAACCGAACCTGCACAGGGTCCTTGTAAAGCTTGGTGCCGCGCTTGAAGGCTGCTCGGACGAGACCGGCGATCTCGTAACCGTCGACGACCGCCCTGCCCTTTGGCAACATGACATTGCCGCGGACGAAGCCTTGCCTGATCGGGTCCATCTCAAGCGAGAGATCCGTCTCGATCGAGGTGTTGAAGTGGATCTCGAAAGATACGAAGCGGCTTGTCGCGGTCGGAGTGTAGCTCACCCCTGGCAGTGCCTTCTCCCAGCCTGTCGGCAAGGCAATTGCCTGAACACCTGCAAGAAGCGCCTGATAGATGGTTTTCTCCGGCGTATCGGCCATGCTATGCGTCTCCAATGGCCGATAAACCGCTCAGCGATATCGAGGTCTACGACCTCCTCCACGCTGCAATGACATCGCTGTTGAACAAGACAGTCGCGACCGTGAACGGTAAGGCTGTGCTTGGCGCGGCCATCCAAGACCTTGAAGTCCTGCAAAAGGCCTTGCTGATTATGACTGAGGGGCAGAACCAGCTTCAGAACGACCGTGAACCTTCGCCTCGGCTTCAGTGACGAACTGCGGCCACCGCTGGGCCACCGCCTCGACGAAGCCGAACCCGGCTTGATTGTAGGTCCGGCCTAGACTGTCCTCTCCGACGAACCCGTAATTCATGCGAGCCGCGTAAGCAGCCTGGAACCCGAGATAGACGGTCGATCCCAGCTGCGCCCCGGCGATCACCAATTCAATACCGCCGTCAGAAAACGTCGTCTTCTCCGGCTTCACTGTCGGCATATCCGACGTCGAGGCCATGAGAGAGCGGCGAAGGTTGCTGGTGTCGACCGGCATCCGACCACCGTCCGCTACGGGCCTTCGAACCTCGTTCGCAACGGTCTTGGCTGCCTCCTGAAAGATAGCCTCCGCGCGTTCAAGTTCGGCCCTGCCCCATTCGCTGATGGTTCCGGCAAAGCTCATTACAGCCCCCGTGAGCGAGCGTAGGCCTCAGCGAAGTCGAAGTTGTACTCGACGTCGCAGCGGCAATTGATGATCTCACCCGCGCCGGCGCCTAGAGACGTGTCGCCGGGATAGCGGAGCATCGCGCCCGTTGGCGACTGAAATGCCAGATCCATCCCACGGACCTCCTGATTGTTCAGGATCATGTGAGTGTGACGAACGCGGCCGTCGCCGGCCGACCGCCATTTGCGCGTGACCAGGCTGGCATCCCGTCCGGCAGCATCGAGTCCCTGCTGATATGCTTCGTGCTTGGCCGACATGACTGACGTGGCAGTCTCTGTCCGAGCGATGATCTCGCCGCGCAGCTTCAGGTTCTTATCCCGCAAGCGCATGAGGATCTTCTCAGCCGTCGCCTTGTCCAGCGGCTTGCCGGCGGCGATGGCTTTGCGAACCGTCCCGTCGAATCGCTTGTCGCGGGTCTTCAGGTCGAGATACTTCTTCATCAGCGCCGGGTCGCCCGACATCAGGTTGATCCGTGTGCGAGCCATCAGTTCGGCTTGTGGCCCGTTCAGGCCGATCACGCCGCCTTCACGCTGGCCGGTGATGGCCGACCTCCGTCCGACGAGGTCGAGAGCAATGCTGTTCGGGCCCTGCCCCTGCGCGTAGCCGGAGACGATGGTCGTGCGAGCAGCCTCGATGATGCCTTCGCTGACGTTCGTGATCAGCTTCGACGACAGATCCCGAATGTTTGCCTCGGCACGCTGATTGCCGACGTCCCAGCGCCACACGACGCGGGCGCCGATGAAATCCGCTAGCTTGGGCATCGCCTTGGCCACGAGAGAGCCGCCGGCGCTGAAAGCCTGCCTGACAGCCTCACCGAGAGACCGGAACGCGCTTGGCTGCACGTGGAGCGCCTGGATGGCACCCTCGATGTCTTGCCGCTCCAGCCTCTCCACGACTTCTTTCAGCACGATCTCGGATTTCACTTCCGACACGGCCTCAAGGAACGCTTTCTCCATGTCTGGCGACAGCTTGTCGATCAAGTCAAGGAGTTGCTGGCGGAGAGTGGCCATTACTCAGGCTTGCCCACCTTATCGACAGCCTTGGCCGCAGTCTGGTTGGCCGGATCGACTAGGCCAATGGCCGCAAGCGCCGCAGCCTTTTTCGTAGACGAGACCGGATAGCTCTCGCCCACTTTCTTGCCATTGTGCGGCAGCTTCACTCTGACGGATATTTCTTTGGTCATGATGGTGGTCCTTCCAGCCTACGCGGCGATAGAGGTGACTTCGACTTTGGCGACATGCCCGACAACCGCGATATTGATGCGGTCGAACTGCTTGCCGTTCAACTCGTCCAGCGCCTTGTTGACGCGCTCGACGGCGATAGCCAACGTGGTCAGGGCAGCGATGCCTTGGGAGGCATCTACCTTGATGCCGAGCGTGGCAATTTTCGTTTCCGTGCTCATGCTATTCTCCCTTGGACGATGTGAACGACCGGCGTCTGGCCGTCGTAGAGGTTTGGATCGGAATTGATGATGCGGTATGTCTTGCCGTTCGCCGTCGCGTAGTCGCCGGGACCGGGCGTGATCACCAGCCCAACGGCCGAAATATAGATTTGCATGTCGCCGGTCTTGATGACCGTACCGTCGATCTCGCGGGCGTTGTACGCCATCGGCACGAGGGTGGCCGCGTACGCGGTTTCCGTAAGATCGCCGCCGACACTGGGATCGGGCTCGACGATGCGCGTCACGGTGCCCTGCTGTCCGAACTCGGTGACAAGCTCGTCGGCAACCGCCTGCATCTCTGCATATTCGAAGGTTGCCATCAGAACCGATCCAGCATCGTGACATACGTGTTCCCACGTAAGGGGATCAGTAGACTGGAGAGAATGCCATCGATCGACGCGAACGTAGGCTTCAAAGACGCGGATGTTGCATCCTGATATTCGATCTCTTTCTCAAGCTGGCCTACCTTCTTTCTCTCCGACTTAATGCCGGGTGAACTGTCGGAGTCGGGGGAGAGGCTGCCGGGCTTGATAAGTTCGCGGAGAGCGGCCTCATAGGATGCAGAAACGACCTCTTCAGGAACATCGCCTTCGTCGATCGCTTCGGCGGAGGCATCTGTCGCCCCGATGCGCGGCCATTCGCGTTCTTGCGTTCTACCCGTTGCCTTCCGGCCGGAGAACCGCGCTCGGTATGTGAAATCAACCCAACGCGAGCCACGGAGAAGTGCCGCCCCTCGCTGAGGATCTGTTACGTTCACCGCAGACCACTGCGGATTGCCATTCGAGCTGTGGTAAGCCAGAGCCCCGCTCAAGGTGCCGTAGGTCAAAGCCATTTTCTGCCCTTCCCTTGCGAAGACGTGTAGGCGTCGATCAATTTCTCGGTGATGTACTGGATGCCGTAGGCTTCCATCTCAATGCCAGGATCAGCCTCACCGATGTGCCGGCACAGGAACTGCCAAACGTGGACGGCCTCATGCACGATGGTGGAGATGACCTCGAAGGCGTCTCGCTCCCCACCGTCACTGATCACCACATAGATACGGCCTTCGCCTGTTTTGCGGTCTTCGATCCACTGAGTATGGCCCGCTGAGTAGGGCTTGGAGGGCCATGGATCGCTCAAGCCCAAGGTCTTCATTTCTTGGTCCCACGCCTTCTCGGATGGGACAAAGCCGATCGCGACCGGTTGCCAGCCGCGATCGATCCATATCACACGGTTCTTCTTCAACCGCGGCGCTTCAGCTCGGCTTCAATTGCAGCATTGGCTTCTTCACCGTTGCTGATCGGATGGCTGCTCACCTTGGAGGCCAGCGAGCGGCGCTCCTGCCAAGTGAGGTCGCGCCAGTTTGCTGGAATTTCCAGCTCGCTACCTGCGTTGCCTTGGTTGGTCGTGCCTCCGTCGGCCAGTTGATCGCCGATTATCTTCTGAGCACCAGGCATCATCACCTCGCCGGCCTTCTCGATCGTCTGAGCAGGCTTGCCGGTGGACACGTCCGTATTGCTGGCCTTGATACCAACGCCGCCTACAGCAGACACCTCGGCATTGGCGGCGAAGTTGCCCTCACTGTCAGCCAAAAGCCGAGCAGTGCCCTCCGGATCGGGCCGGATGGGCTCGATGCTGGACAGCGCGCTCGATGACTGACGAGACGCTTTCTCCGCCTGCTCCGCCATCTTCTCGAAGGCGTTCGCGAGACGCTCTGTAGCGTCTCCACCGGTGCGGTTCGCCCGCGAACGAAGGATCTGTGCACGGCTTTCGTCACGGCGAGCGATCGCCTCCGCCAGAAGCGGATCGTTTTCATGATCGGTCATGATGTTTCTCCAGATTGGGGGAATTGGTGAGGGGCCGAAGCCCCTGCACTCAGCCGTTCGTGACGACGGCGACCATGCGAATGAGCTTCGGATCGTAGACCCGGGTCCAGTTCCCGCCCGTAGCGAGTTCGCCGTCGGTCACACCTGCTGCCGAAGCCGGCGTGCCACTGAACGAAACGCCGCGTGGATGCATGACCCAATGCCTGCGGTACCAGACAGTCTCGACGCCTTCACCGTTGCCGGCTGCAGCAACGCTATCGACCTCGACTGGCTTCTTGGGCCCGCCCTCTCCGGTCGCCTCGGCGTAGCCGATGGCCCCATTGCCGAAGAGGTAGGAGGTGTATTTGAAGCCGGACGTCGTTCCGGCTTCGCGAGGGCACTGGTCGGAAACATATACGACCTTGTCGTCCCACATGTCGAAGTCGAGGCCGGTAGCCGGGTCCTTGAACTTCTCGATCGCTCGTGCTGCACGCAGGTTGTAGAAGACTCGCGAGTGCATGAGCACAGCCGAGAGCGTCTGGCCGTACTCGCCGAGCAGTGCGTAGGCATTGGCGGCGATCTCGGCGTCAAGATTGACCGGGGTCGTGGCGCCTGCTTCCGACGCGACGTTCAGGACGTTGCCCGCCATCGAGGCTGCAGCGAAGACACCCTTCATCTGCTGGCCTAGGATGCGCTGCTCTTCGCGCACCCAGTATTCGCCGATCAGCTGAGCGACAGCGTCGAGCGGATCTTCTGCGAGCATCGATGCAACCAGGTTGGCAGACTGCCAGCCGTTGTTGCGGCGGATCTTCCGGGCCATGTCCTGGCCCTGGGTCATCTTGTTGGGCGTGGCGCTCTGAGCCGGATCGTCCGTCGAGACGTTCGAGTTGCCGGTCAGGTCATTCCAGAACGGCATCTGGACCAGGTCGCCTGGACCATTGGCAAAGCGCTGAAGCTCGCCGTCGATGGAGACGATCGGCGAATTGCGGATGCGAGACAACTGCGCAATGCGCTGGATCGTGGTCGGGAGGAAGAGCGGGCCATAGATGACGTCGCTCAGACGGGTGGTTGCCATTGCAAGGCTCCTGTCGTTTGGAGGATGTGGGGTGGATTAGTTCCGGTCACCCCACTGGGCATGACCACGTTTTTGTGAGGCGTCACTGACGCTCACGAAAGTCTTGGAGGACGCATCATCGCCATTACGGTTTCTTCAGGTCTCACCTCTATATCGTTGTTCAATGACAGCGCAGAAGCAGGAAGAAGTAGTCTTGCCCAATATCGAATTTCTAATCGCAGCCGGCTCTCCACCAAACAGCTTCAACGAAGCAGTCTCTTCATTGCATGATCGCTCGGTGCTTTTTACAGACGGCTGGACGAGTGGCCGTCTAGACCAGGTCAAACGGGCCAGCCGCGACGTGTCCCTGCTATTCGACCACATTGTTGGCGCGCTAATGCGAGCACGCGATGACATTAAAAATGGGCAGAGACCTGCGAACAACGACTTCTTACTGGCCATTCAGGCACCCGCCGGTCAGATAGTCACACCCGTTACGTCAACCCATCAGTCACATGTATTGAGTACCGGGCATGGCAACGGGACCCTCCCTGCAGGTATGCCAGCAGCTACAGTTGCGCTTGAGCAGGCGCTAAACAAGATCAAGCACCAGAACGAGGCCCAAGCTAACTTCCGCATCGACGGTCGGCGCCACATGCTAGTTATCTGCGCTAACAAGCAGAATGGAAGCCCAGACTGCGTGATGGAGTTTGATGTGCAGGAGTTCTGTCGCCTTTGCCAAACTGCATGGGATACGCTGTAGGGACAAGGCTCACCAACTGGGCGTGACGCCGGCGGCCTGCGCCATCTGGCGGGCCTTGGCTGCGTTCTCCTGAATAAGCTGCTGCTGCTTGGTCAGGTTCGGCTTCTTGCCGTTGCTGCTGTCCCAAGGGTTGTCGCCGAACTGCCGGCCTTCACCCCCCTTGGCATCGCCGCCGGTGGCTTTGGCAACGAAGGGCTTTCCTTCATCCAGGCTCGCCCAGGATCGTACGTAATCAGAGAGAGGTGTCCGGTCGTTCACGCCGTCGTCGGCGAATACCTGGATCGCGTCGTCGTCCTCAACGAGTTTGATCTGCCCCTTCTCCTTTAGCAGCGCTTTGGCGGCCGGGAGGTATGTCTTGTCGATGCCCGCTTCGAGGAGTGCCTTGGTCAGACCATCGTCAACCATGACCCGGCGGAGGGTGCCGTCGAGCTTGTTGGTACGAGCTTCGAGCTTCTCTCGGTCTTTGGCGAACTTCGCCTCGAGTTGTGTCTTCTGGGCTGCAAGTCGCTCCTCGATCTTCGGAGGCTCTTTACCATCGGCTTGCTGCCGAAGGGTCTCGTAGGCCTCAATGTCGAAATCGTCCGGCAAGCCTTCAAGACGGCTCTCTGCCGCGGTCAGCTTGTCGCCGATGGTTCGCTTCTCACCGCGGACGCGATCAAGCGCTGATTTGAGCGCAGCGGCGCCAGGATGAGACTCGATCCCATCTACGGCGAGGATGAACTTGCCGTCCCTCTCTTCGTAGAGCGAGCGCAAATGCTCCTCGACAGTTTCGAGGCTGTCGATGATTGCTTTAAGGGCCACTGGCCTTCTCCTTGGTGAGACCCGGTCACTGCCGGGCATAAAAAAGCCGCCCCGTGGCGGCCTGTATAGCTAATGAACCTGCAGTCTCGAAAACGAAGGCAATCAAGAAAGATTTCAGATTTTTCTCTAAGACTGTGCGGCTGGGGGGGCCGAGATGAAATCTATGAATTTCTCGCCGAACTTCGTGGAGCGCTTGAGGGACTCCGAAGGAGTCGACGCCGACGGGTTCAACGAAGAGTCTATCAAGCCTTCTCTCGAAAGGTCATTCAGAACACGAACAAGCACCAAGTCTTTATCAGCAGGCACTCTCGGTCCTCCAAGTATAGCTTCCCGGCTCTCGCGAAGTAGTTCAACAGCGCGGCTAGCGAAATCTAAGTCTTGTCGCGGATCGTGTAGAATCCGAAGCACACCTAAATGCATAGGAGAGAATTGGTCAATGTAACCGATGAACGCGCCTCGTAGGACTTCGTCCAACTCCAGACCTAAGGCAATGTTTGCGACGGCATTCGCCAATGCCTGACGCTTTTCGTCATGTTTGGTCCGGATCGCAGCGAAGGTAGCATCGATAATTGTACTTATAAAGTCTTCGTTATCCACAAGCTTAGCAGCGAGCTGACCATCATCTAAGTCTTGAAGCCTTTGAGATACTAATTGAAACCAGATGGTCCGCCTTTTATTCAGAGGAGCACCAATAAACCCGTCAACAAACTTCTGAAGACCTGCACCCAGCAGGGGAAAGGCGAGATTAGCAGCTCCCAACACCGTGTGGGCAACCTGATAAGCTCGTTCTCCATCAGCTCCCGATGGGAAATCCGGGAACCGACTGTCATCATCTTTGCTCATGCACTTCCTCCCTGTTTTCTCCCAAAGTAGCTAAAGGCGCCCCTAGGTCAATGCCGCGTGCCTTTCCTCCTCGTTTCCAAATCGCTCCTCATCAATGATTTTCATCTCCGCCTCGTGATCACGTTCGGCACTTGCGATCTCGCCGCGCTGCAAGTTCTCGTAGAGCGTCTGATAGGCAATAGCGCCGTTCTGCCACAGCGAAACCAGCGAGGAGGCCTGATCCGGCGTGAGTGTTGTGTCGACGAACGAAAGGTTCGGCTTCACTGTCACAGCATCAGGAGTTTGGCCCATCATGATGGCTATCTGCCGGAGCGCTTTCTCCAGACCTTGCGCGCTCGATTGTGCGATTGACGTCAGCGTGGCGGTCTCCGCTGCGAACCTGATCCGAAGAGCATCACCGCTCTCAACGCTCTTGCTTTCGCTGCTGTTGAACAGCCTGGCGCCGGACTGAGCGGCGTTCTGCCGTTCGTCCAGAATAGCTGTGCGGTGAGCGGCGATGCCGGTACCAGCTGGCCCGACGTATTTGACATCAGGCGTACCGGCGTTGTCGCCTTGCTTGATTGCGATAACCGCTCCAGCGCCGACCGCCGATGGTGGGTCGCCATTGATAACGACGAGCGTTTCCTGCCCGGTCATGAAAAGCTGCCAGCGATAGTCTGCTGAGAGCTGGTAGAGCGCGATCGCCGAGCGCGACACGCCGAGGAGTGGCGGAAGCTCCGGCGACAGTGACAAGTCGCGAGCGCCAATGACTACAAACGGGATCTCGTTGAGCTTGGCATTGCCTCTGCCCGAGGGCGTCACCTCATCCCCTTGCGTACGTTGCGTACCGGTGTAGGTCTGGACCGTGTAGGTGCCTTCCTTCATCTCCAGCACTCGGAAGCGTTGTTCTGGCTCCCAGCGGAAGCCTTCCCGCTTCAGCCCGCTCTCGTCGAGGACGAACATTGATCGGTCGTCTGCCCAGTTGATCAACGCCTCGGCGGAATAGCCGGCCAGCCAGGGCAGGTCCGAGCCTTCTGGTGAGGCATCGGCGAGAAGAGCATACCGGCCTGTCGTTAGAAGCTCCGCGGTAATCCGGCGGTGCAGCGCTTCAAGGGGAAGTCCATCTTTTGTCGCCTTCTCCCACAGAGGCTGCATTGCGTCCGGCAGTTCGATCTGCGCTTCGGTGCGATGGATCACGCCTACCATGCCGTGGATGGTCGGCAGGACGATCTCCGGGAACTGCGCCCGTGTCTGGTAAGCCGCGTAGAGTGCGCGGCCTCCGTCCGACTGGGCGGAGAAACCTGAAGGTTGGGGCAGATAGGTCGGACCTGCGCCTTTTACTTCCTTCTCCCCGCCAGCGGTATCTCGCATGAGCGACCATTCGTCGACGCGCTCGATATAGGACGGATGCTTGGTGTCGACGGCGTTTGTCATCAATAGAGTCCTTGCACCGTCGTTGTGGTGGTCACTGGCGGTGAGGCTATGAGCGCATTGAAGGCTCGGCTCGTGCTGTCCGCATCGTCATCGTGCGTTGCTTCCGGGAAGCTCTCCAGTGCGGCGAACCAGTCCTCATTCCACCGACCGCGGATGACGAAGACATTGCCGGCCTCAGCTTGAGCCGAGAAGCCGCTGAACCGTGTGATCTTGTCGCCGCTCTCCGGTGATGACCGGACGGCAAAACCGACCAGCATTTTCGTCAACGTCGCGACCTGGCTCTTGCCGGCCTGCCCTGGATCCTGCGGCAACGAAATGGCGACTGCTTTACCGTCTCCATCAGCCGTGTTCTTGATCATTCGCTCGACGCCAGCTGGTGACGAACGGTCCCGCCTGTGGTCGCCAATGAAGTAGCGACCGTCCGGCGTCTTGCCTATCAGCGTTCCTGCGGTCCAGTCAGGGTCGTTGCTCTCGGTCTTCGGCGTTCCCGCCAAGTCCCAGCCACGCATCCAGCGAACGTCGTGCGGCGCAGCGTCTACGATCTGGCACCAAGCGCGCTGGAAGTAGAGCCCGGCTGCGGGCCTGATCTTCCAGTTGCCACCAAGCAGACGTTCTCGCTCGACCGTCGGCAATGCCATGAGGCTGGCGAGATAACTCGGATCGGCCGCCATGAGCGCTCTGTTATCGCTCAGCTTGGCCGGGATGAACGTTACCGATTTCGGCGGGATCGGTGCGTCTAGGCCGTCTTCATTCGGCGCCGTGTAGTGTGCGAGGTCCTCGGGGCTGTTGCCCCAAATGATTGCATCGCCGATGCGGACGAACCAGCGAATGACGCCGGCGCGTTCCGGGACCGGAAGCCCGGTTTCCTGGTTGATCCACCAGGCAATGAAGTCCGCCACCCAGCTATCGGCATCTGGATTGCAGGTTGCTCGAATATATGGCCGAACGCCGCTCATCGAGCGGTTACGCGAGACCATGTACCAGAACTGCTTGGCGCTGAAGTGCGTGAGCTCATCAAAGCAGATCAGCGGGATCTGCGAGCCCTGCCAGTTCAGAACCGTCTTGTCATGCTCAAGGTGCGCGAAGGAGACAGACGCCCCGGAAGGGAAGCTCCATTGCAGCACATGCTCTTTGGGTGCCGCGCCAATCGCCGGATATAGCTTCTCGCTCTCGTCCCACAGACCGCCTTCGTTGCGCACCTGCACCGTGGAACGACGGAAAAATACCGCACCAAACTGCGGGTTCGATACATGGCGAAGCGGCTCCATGAGCAGCGCCCATGTCTTACCGCCTCCTGCCGACCCGCCGTAAATCGCAATGTCCGCCGGCGACCCGAGAAAGGCCATCTGAGGACCAGGTTGCGGCCGAATGATCGTCTGCGGCGCTGCCGGCGCTTCAGCTCCTGCCATTGTCGGGCAACTGGAAGATCGTCACCGGAGACACTGGCACCGGCAAGTCCTTTCCATCCTTCCCTGTCAGCTCGCGCCGATTGGTGTAGCTTCCGCCGACTTCCTCAGCCGCTTGCTTGAGCAGCGAGGATGCGAGAACCATGTTGCCGCTCGTTTCGGCTTTGTCTGCCATGCGCTGCAGAGCGCGTAGACGAACGGCGCGGTGGCTGATGGCAATCGAGGCCGTGTCTTCGAGAAACGTCTTGCGGGTCTCTTCGTGGAGAGCTTTCCACTTGTCGGAGATGTTGGCGCCTGCCTTCTTGGTCGGGTCGTAGGTCTCAACCAGCTGCCGGCTGACATCGATCCCGAATTCCTTCTTGACCGAGGCGGCAACAATCGAAGGGCTGTCGAAACATGCGATCGCCTGCACGATGTAGGTCTTCACCTCATTGGTGAGCTTTGCTTTCGCCATGGTCTGGTCAAGGCCCTGTCAATTGTCAGGCAACGCGCAGCTGGCACGTTCCGCATCCATGTTCGATACGAGCGCGGGCAATCTCGGGTGGACGGTTGGCTGCATCGACCATCTCCCGAACGCCGGATGCATCTGCACCATAGCGACGGACGACGCCGACGAACTGTTCGACATCATGCCCGCGGATAGTGAACACCGGCTCCCCTGTGCTCTTGCTGAACTTAGGCTGGCCGAATGCATCGACGTCCTGGGCGGCATGGTAAAGCTCGTGCTCGACGAGCGCCATGAACTCGGCGTCACCACACTGCTGGCAGTAGGCAGCATCGAGCGTGATGATGAAGTCCGGTATAGAGCCGAACCATTCTTCGACCTGCATCACTGCACGAGCACGGGACCATTTACCCATCGCGCCCTGCGGTGATCCGGTCTCGCACTGGCCGATTACGCGCCGGCCCTTGCTGTTGTTCTCGATGGCTGTCCAGAGAAAGCCGATGCTGGCGTTGGCAAGGTGGGCGTGATCGGGGTTGGCGACCGGGGACACATCATCAAGGAATGTGGCCTCTACCCATGCTGCGACTTCCTGCGCGGGCTCGAATTGTTTTCCGCCGACCTCGCTCATGGATTCGGGTGGGTAAGGTCTCATGCTTATGCCGCCTTAGGCGAATGGTCCTGGAACGCGGGCTCACTCATCTCAACTTGCCTAATCCAGTTCTGCGGAGGAAGAGGCTCGGGAGATGAGATCACGACAACCATTCGGCCTCACTCTCCCTATGAGAAGAAAGGAGGTGCTAGATGGACCAAGCTCTAACTCTACTGACTATCGTCGTCATGCTGATACAGATCGTCAATGCAATCGAAGCGAAGCTGTAATGCCGCCATCTCTGCCCTATGAGGGTACAGATTGAGGCACTGGAATGGAGACGCCCGTTGTCGGCGGCGTCTCCTCTATGGTGTCAGCCTGCGCCCCGCACGATAAAGGGGCGAGTTACGGAACAATTATATGTTGCATTTATCGCCCGACATAACCAAAGGTCGCGCAATGGATTACTCATATGCGCTCGCGATCGTCGGCTTCTTCGTTATCCTAGGTGTCGTAATGATGTGGATTGGCCTGCGCGGATGGTGAGACCTGATCCCACGACGCGAGGAAAATTTGGTTGCGGGGGCAGGATTTGAACCTGCGGCCTTCAGGTTATGAGCCTGACGAGCTACCGAGCTGCTCCACCCCACGTAAAGGATGCCGGGCTACCCTCCCGGCTTGGCTGTTGGCGATCGTCATGACGACCGAGATCTATAAGCGGGGCTCAGCGGCTTCCCCTCGGTATGGCTTGGAAGTGGGTGGTGAGCGCATCGCGCAAATCACCACCATAATCAATACATAGCCAACAGGTTATAGGTTGGCAAGGGGCTTACGCGTTTTCGTCTTCATTCCCCACAGGTCAGAAAGGTCGTCGAGTGCATTGCGGAGATAGTCCGCAAGCGTTGTTTTCTCGCGGTGACTGTTGCCCAGCTTGGCAATCGGCACTCCCTCGCCCGCAACTTTCTCGACAATTCCAAAGCAGCGCGTGCCGATGTGCTTGCGGGCTTCCTCAAGCTTGAAGCCCGCATCAATCTGCCGTTCGGTTATGGGTTCCTGTGGCCCTCCTCCATCGACTGGTTCGCGGGTATAGTCGAAAGACCCTGCACCGGAACCACCAAGCGACTCCCATAGGCGGCGAAACTTGATCGCTGCTTCGACCTGATGGGTTTCGAGATGCCCCTTTGCTGCCATCATGGCGATCGGGCTTTCTCGCAGGTTCAGCGCAGCGCTCACGGTCTTCGGATTGCCCGAGGCCCCGGCATGCCTTTTGCTGTAATGCGGGTTGTCGATCTCAATAATTTTCATCTCTGAGTGCTGGTTGCCCAGGCCAATGAACTCGAAGTCTGTGTTCGCAATCTCAAGCCCCTTGAATGATCGGACCGACTGCTTCCGTGTTTTCTTTACCGCCATCTTCGCTCCCTCGCCTTAAGCCTGTTCGACCTGGATAGTTCTGCCCCCGCCGAGGAACAGCATTTCGGCTTTCATGCGGGCCGAGCTGGTCGGCTTCGCATCGAATGTCTCACCGCGGATCGGCCGGCCGTTCATGAACGCGACCAGATGCTTCAATGCTTCTTCCGCAGCCTCGCCCTTCGTGGCGAACACCTTCGGCCTGTCGGCTTCGGCCATGATGGGAGCTGGATGAGCGTCACGGCATAGGCGAAGCATTGCCCAGTATCCGAAGCCGCCGGGGATGCGATGGGGATAGGCGCTATATTTGTTCATGCCGCGGTCCTCTGCTTTTCGATTTGGCGAACGGAATGATCATGCTGCTTGCTCCTGGAAGTCCTGATCCTGCCGCAGGCGTGGCGCCCAGACCTCGTCGATCGCCCAAAGGTGGACAGCGCCGACCGGCAGTTCCCGCTTCTTCAGCAGGTTGGCGAACTTCTCGTGGCTCTTGCACTCGCGGATGAATACGAACCCGGACCGCTGAAGCTCTTCGGAACGAAGCCGGGCGGTGACGCGGAGATCTTTGAAGCCCTGAGCATGGCTGTGCCGCGGGGTAGCCTCGGATTTGGCGTTGAAGATGGCCCGGGCGCGGGCCAGATCATCGACCATCGGCGCATCCTCTGCCCGGGCGAGGATGGCGAACTCCGGCGCGTTGGGGATGAACGCCCGGTGGATCTCGTATTCCCCGCGGATGATCTTTGCCACGACGCGCTTCAGCGCCGATCCGGATATGCCTTTGAGGGCGAAGGCGTAGACTGCCGGCGCCATGTCGGGCGACAGAGCGGATGGCAGGGACAGGCCGGATGACAGCAGAGACTTGATCGCCTCGGCTACATGCGCGTCTGTGCTCGGTGCCAGCTTGTCAGTGAGAACGGATATCTCGGCTTTCAAGGTCGAGAGTGTTGCCGGTAAATTCGTCATCGTTGATAATTCCTAGTTTCCGGTCGAATGCTTTGATGGCTGCTTGGTGGCGCTGCTGATGCGGCGTCAGGCTTTGATGCTGTCCGGGCGGCGGCTGGGCGCGCTCCCACGTTCCAGCAGACCTTCGGCGGTCGAAAGCGTCTTGAATGGCCGGCACGAAATAGGCCCAGGATCGCGCAGGACGCGTAAGTTTGCTCGCGGTGGAGCGGATGGCCGGGAGAACGTCGAGATCGACGTCAGCGCCCGCCAGGACTAATTCCATGATGGGTCCGACGACAAACCCACCACTCGGCTGGATCTTGTCACCCGCAGCCTCGCGCATTTTGCTTTCGAGGATCGTCGGATCGAGCGCAGCGCCTGCTGATGCTTTGTTAGAAGCAGAAGCAGTAAGGTTGTCGGTTAAAGGTGGCACGCGCGTGTATGTGCTTTTGCTTTGCACATGCATTGCATTTGCATCTGATGGCTGCTTTTTGCCCTTCGAATATCGGGACTCCGCGGCGGCACGGCGCTTCTCGATGATGTCATCGGCCTTCGAAAGCTCGGCGTCGATGCGCTTGTGCGTCCAGTTGGGGCCGAACAGCATGGCGATCACGTCGCGGCTCTCCTCCCACTGCTCGACCGTCATGCGCGCGACACGGGCGATGAGCTTCTCGTTCTGTGGAAGATGGCCGTTCTGCCAATAGTGCATGATCAGCAGCAGGTAGGCGCCATGCTCTGCCGCGTTCAGGTGGCCGGTGTCTGACAGGTAATCCGCGATGTGAAGCGGCATCCAAGCGCGGTTACTCATTTCCACACCTCGACATCGATGTTGTAGGCGGCTTTGATGATCTTCTGGACGCGCCGGAAATCCTTGGTGACGAAACCCTTGACGTCGATCGTCCGAAACCTGCCGTCCTGGTCATGGTCGATGAAACAGAAGTCGGCGCGGTAGGTGCCGATGATCTGCCCATTGACGATCAGTTCGAATTTGCGCTGAAGCACGAGGCCGGAGATACGGCCGGCACGCTCGAGGATCTTGAGGTCGCTGTAGACCTCGCTCTCTCGCTTGCTGTCGAAGGTGATGCCGTCGGCGACCGTGCGCTTGGCGCCGAACTTGTTGCCCTTCTTCGCACGCCTCTTGCCGTGTTCGATCATGGCGAGCTCGGCGCGGTACTGGCGGCGGGACAGGACCTCGGTCATGCGGAGCCCCTCCCGTCATATCCAGCGTAGCGGACGAGCTTCTTCGTCACTATCGGGGCTGGGCCGACGACCGCCGGCGCCGGAGCGCGTTCAAGGTATGCGGCGTTCATTGCAGCGTTGATGCGACGATCGACGTCAGGCGGGGCTATGCCCGTCTCTGAGGCGATGCGTTCGACGTCGTGGCCGTAGGTGGCGAAGGCTTGCTCGAAGGTCATAGAGCCATCTCCCCTTGCCTGGCGTCCTTACGATCGAGCATGCGGAGGACGGTCTCGCCCTTATGCTTCTTGTCCCAGATGAACCAGCCGTTGAGCATTGGCGGAGCGCCCTGCCCCGTGAAGTCGATCTTCCAGCGCATCAGGTAGACGCGGGCTGGTGGGAATTTTGCCCAGAACGGAGCGAGCCCACCTGCACCGGGAAAGCCCCAGTTCATGAGCAAGCCCATGTACTCCATGTCGAGCGTCTCAAGCGCGTGATAGAGCCATCTGGCCTTGCCATTGCCCCAGCCGCATTCTGCGAAGGGAGGGTTCTCCAGCATGGCGCGCGCCGGCGCTTCCTCGAAGTCGTAGAAGCTTTTGATCTCGGCGCCGCAGCCACGGTCGATCAGATCGCTGTCGATCGTTTGGAAGCCGTGAGCGCGCAGCTCGCGCCCAATCACGCCAGTACCGCAAGCAGGTCCCCATATGCTCGGGAACCGGCGGAGGTGCTGCAGCTCGGCGTGGATGATGGACCGAACAGGTTCGATAGGGGTCGGATAGAACTCGTTCGGCTCGCGCTCAAGCGCGTCAATCTTCACGTAATTGCCTTCCAGATCGCGGATGGCGACTGGCTTCGACTTCTTGCCGGTGGCACGGAACAGCCCGCGTGCTGATACAGGTGCGTTCACGACGCGCTCTCCCTACGCTGGAGAGCCGACCGGAGGCGTTGAAGCGTCCGGGTCACGCAAGCAAGCTTGATGTGCTGGTAGCCGTTGTCCTGCTTCGCCATGCGGGCCTTCAGGCCTTCGGCTATGTCGGTCTGGATGGTGATCTCTTGGGTGAGGAGCTCAATGTCGTTCATTCGGCACCTCGACGCTCGCGCCGAAGCTCGCTAGCCTTTTGATCAACGCGGGCGATGGTCATCAGCACAGGCTTCAATACATCCGGTGCAGTGTCGTAAGCCATGACACGAGTTGCACGACCGCCGTTGAGGCGTGGGAGAACACCACGAGGGATGCAAATCCAGTTTGTCGGGTCAGTATTGAGACGATTCCCGTCGAGGCACTTCAGGCACATTCCATCTGGCGTCGGGCCATTGGCCTTCTCCCACTCGTGAACGTGCTTCAGCACGTAACGGCGTTCGAACCCGGTATGGGGGTTCACCTCATCGATGCTGACTTCGACGTAGCCGTCCTTGGAGACGCGCTCATGTCCCAAATAGTTTGTGTTGTGCGGCAGCTGCCCTTTGCGGAACTGCGTTTTCCGAGCGTTTGGGTGACGACCACCCTTCCCCGGCTCGCATGGAACGCCTTTGTTAACGGGCGCCTGGCCCTTGGTGAAAAAGCCGGTGCGTCCAGTCTTCCAACCTTTCCGCTTGCGTAGCGAGTGGAGATTGCCGGCGGATACGTCGGCGCGGCTGAACATCTCAGCAAACGCACGATGATAATCAGCGATCGGCAGAAGACGGTTCTCTTCTAGCCACGCCATTTCCTCTGCGCTGTACCGGATAGCACATCCCTTCATGTGCCTGCCGCCTTGATCAGAGGACGCTGCGGGCGGGGCTGCGTGGTGTCCACCGCTGACAGTTCAGGCGGCGAAATCATCGGTAGCGCCGCCGCGAACCGGTCGCCGTGCGTTGCGACAAGGGCCACTGCTTTGAGAGACAGTTCCGCATTTCGGATGATCTGCTCGCTGACACCGACGATGGCATCCGTGCGCTTCACCTCGCTATCGATCTGCTCTGCCGTCAGGCCTTCCTCGCTCAACCGCTCAAGCTGAGAGAACAGGTGATTGTTGAGGTCGATCAGGCGGTTCTTCATGATAAAGTCCTCGGGTTGTTTTTGATCGTTTCGACCGATTTCAGGATCATCGAGGCATCCTTCGCGCGGCGATCGGTCAGCCGGCCTTCAAGCTCCTCGCAGGCGTAAAACAAGGCGTCTTCACGCGTTTCTGCGAACTTTCCCCACTTCGGACCGACGCGGTAACCCCCGCCCGAGTTGTCGGCGTGGTAGTTGGTCGACCACATCCACAGCCCGTCGATGTGGCGGTGAAGCTCGATCTCCGCATAGGCCCAAGCCATCCGCGGGTGCGGTAGCCGATAGGCAGCGTCAACATCGCCTTGGATCACACCGCCATCACGATCTACCGGCTGGCGGACTGGCGGCCTCCGGACGCTGTCGAAGAGATTGAGCTGCTGCATCTTCAGTCCTCCATGATCCATTCGGCGCGGGCGGCCCACTTACTGGCGCGTTTCCGCCACTTCTTCGCGAGCTGTGACCGCGTCGAACGCGGCAATCTTCTCATCCAGCGCAGCCAGACGGGCACGCAGCTCTCGCTGCTCGATGCGGGCTTGTTCCCGCTCTGCTTCTCGTAGGGCATCCATTTCCTCGCTATCGATGCGCCTTGCCGTGCCCTCGTAGATCGAGCGGGCGCGACGGGCTGTGAACTGCTTGTTGACCCGCGGCGAAATGAACCGCACGGCTTCATAGAAAACGTTGTCGAGCTTGCCGTACCGGGTTAGCGGCCATGCTTCTCTGAATGTCTGTTGCGCTTCGAAAACTGCCGCCATGGCCTTCTTCCTGCTGGTAAAAATCTTCTTGGGACGCGATCCCAAATTCTGGTTGTCAGTTCCCAACACCTTGTCGAACTCCTGTGCGATTGGTCTCCTTGCAACGGGAGCATTCAGATGCGCAGAAGCGATGATGTAAGCGGCAGAGGAAAAGACCTTGCAGGGCCTTCGCCCTCTGCCGCCGGCTCAGACCGCCGCCTGGGTGCCGTTATTCAATTTCCAAACCCCAGAGCCGAAACGCCATCCGGCTTTGCCGCCGAAGCTTCTCCGCCGGAGGCTTCGGCACCTTTCGTAGCGCTGGGGCCGATCGTCCAAGCCGTTGTTCTCAGGCTCAAAGACGATCGGGTAAGGCTTCGGGTAGAACGAGCCCCGGCCGATCGGGAGGATGCAAACGGCCGGAGCTCGGATTGACGGGGACGCTGTATCTGCCCGTCAATTTCAGAGTGGCGGCCAGCGCCACAACTCGGTGATGTTGTCGATCTCGTCTTCGATCCGGCCTTCGCGCATCGCGTAGATGACAGCGCCAAGGACGACGATGATCGCCAAGAAGAAGGCCATTATCGTGAGAGCTACAGTCATGCTGCCCTCACAGGGCGTGGGACGGTTTTGCGATCGAGGCCAACGCCGCGCTCAATCGCGCGCTGTGCCATTGCATCGATCGATGATGGGGCAAGGATCGGTGTCATGCCGTCTCGACCTCCCGCATCGCCGCCAAGCATTTCTGGCAATGGTTCTTTCCCGATCCGCCGCAGACTTCTTCACCAGGGTGCTGGCAGTGAGGTCGCAGGAGAAGGATCGGATGGTCGGCCGGGCGGCTGGTACTGAACGGCGACCCGGCCTGCTGTGTTGTGGCGTACTGGGGTTGAGCTACTTCATCGTCGCCTCCTTCGAGAGGGTGCTCGGACTTGGAAGTGGTGGGGAGGTCGGACGATTTACTCGCTGCCTCCCCTGCGCTTTCGGCGCTGGTAGCCACGGTTACCGAAGGTTGCCCCTCTATCGTGGCCTCAGCCGGGGAATGATCCTCGACCTGAACTGCGGTCCTCTCGGATACCGCCTCCGCCGCCTTACGCGGGGATTGCAGTGCCATTGCTGGCGATCTTGTACGCTTGGGAGCGACCGGCGCCGGAGCAGAGTCGGCCTCAAACTCAGGGAGCATGCCCAACGCGGCAAGGTACGTGTCGCGGACCATGTCTTCTTCGGTCCGCTCCTGGTCGTCCTTCTTCCGAAGGGCGATCACCTGCTTCATAATCTTCGTGTCGTAGCCCATGCCCTTGGCCTCGCCGTAGACATCCTTGATGTCGTCAGCGATCGTCTTCTTCTCTTCCTCGAGACGTTCGATCCGCTCAATGAAGGCGCGGAGCTGGTCGCGGGCTACGCCGTGTGCGTCGGTCATGCTGATATCGCCTTCCTGGAAGATGTGTGCCGGGTAGCAAGCCACTGCCAATCGACGCCCGCGATGCTCTTCCGAGCAGCGGCCGCAATCACGCCATTCCAGTGCCGAGGCGAAATGCTGTCTCGCAGCCTCATCTGGCGGGCGGCTTCGTATCCGCAGCCGACGTCAGCGGCGAAATCACCGATGGTGTCCCAGATGTCGATGAGGCTCGAAATGGAAGTGGGTGTCTTGCTCATGATCTGAATCGTACAAAAGGTACTGCGACAACGCAAGACAAAATCGTACACATTGCACGATAAATTTGAGCGATAATGTACGAATGGAATTGCCGAAGGACAGATTGAAGCAAGTGCGCGCTGCGGCTGGGTATGAAAGCCCGACCGATGCAGCGAACGCGTTCCCGCGTGACATCAACAAGAACACCCTCATCAGCCACGAGAACGGCAACCGTCCGATCTCACGCAAGGCCGCCGAGAAATATGGCGAACTGTTTGGCGCCAAAGCGGGGTGGATTCTTTTCGGTGATGGACCGGGAGAGGATACCGGGACAGCGTTGAGTGATGTGACGCTCAGCCGCGTTGGTATGACGGTTGGGCGCGTTGCTGGCGTGGTCGAGGCCGGCGCTTTCCGCGAGGTCGACGAGTTCGATCAGTCGGAGCCGATCGAGATCATGCTGCCGCGTGACGAGAAGTTTCCGAACGCTCGGCAACTGGTGTTCGATTGTGCTGGCGATAGCATGAACGACCTGCGGCCACGGCCGATCTTTCCCGGCGATCGTCTCGTCTGCCTGGCATACGAGGATATTGGCCATATTGAGCTTCGGTCGGGAATGGTCGTCATCGTCCAGCGATCGCGCGACGGTGGCCACTTCCGAGAATGGTCGGTGAAACAGATCGAGGTGTTCCCCGATCGAGCGGAGTTTCACCCGCGGTCCACCAACCCAAAACATAAGCCGATAATTGTCGAGCACGACGATGAGGCGGACGAAGGCGTTACGGTCGAGGTGATCGCGCTTGTTCGTCGCGTCATGAACGATTTGCCGGGGTTCTGACAATGACACCTGATCGCTTCAACGAATGCCTGCGAGTGATACGTTGGACGCCCATCAATATCGCGTCGGCCCTGCAGTGTGAGCTATCATGGATTGAGGCTCTTGAAGGCGGCAACGAGGAAGTGCCTCCTGGGCTCGCGGCTTGGCTAGAAATACTGGCGCAGGTGCATGAAACAGCGCCTCCACCACCAACTTACCGAGGCAAGAGGGCGATACTGTGAACGGATGGCGGCTGTTTACGTTCGTGTGGCTACTGTCGCTATCGATCGTGGTTCTTACTTTATTCAAAGACTACCACTTCGTAGATCCGGCGATTTATGACAGAGTTGTCGATACGGGCTCAAAGGATGCTCTGGACGTGGCGGCCCAACTAGGCCGCTTCGATCTCGTTTCGATGATACTCGGCATCATCGCTCTGCTGATTGGGATCATGGCTGTATCCGGGTTTTGGATGATCAGGGGTGCCGCAGTAAAGGCCGCTGAGGATGCTGCAGTTAGCGCGAGCCGATCGGTTGCCGACAAGCAGGCTACAACGGTCGCGGAGTTGGTCGCGCAAGGCTATCTAGCAGAAAATGTTCCAAAGCTCGTCGACTCCATGCTAAAATCGATCTTAGCAACGGCTCCTACAGTCGCGCCTGAAACAGGCTTAACACCTGAGGAAGTGCAAGAGGTTACGGCTAGAGCACAAGAGATAGGCCCGAATCACAATGGATAGGAACGAGAAGAAAACTCTCCTTGGGACATACCTTGGCTTTCGATCCGCTCCCATCGACGTAATTTCGCTCGCCAATCTTTTCGGAGTAAAGGTTTATAATGCAGCCTGGCCCGCGCACATTTCTGGGAAGATCCAGAAAGACCAAGTCAAAGGCGGGGCGAGCGGCTTTGCTATTTTTGTGAACAAGGACCATCCGGAGACACGGAAGCGGTTCACTATTGCGCATGAGCTGGCTCATTATATCCTGCATGAGGATCAGATCGGCGACGGCATATTCGATGATGCCTTGTACAGGAGCGGGCTGCCAGAAAGCAAAGAGTTCGAGGCAAACCAACTCGCAGCAAACATATTGATGCCTTGGCATTTGCTTCGGCCAATGATGATGCATAAAACACCCGATCAACTGGCGAAGGACTTCAATGTCTCGAAGGAAGCGATGGACATACGCCTCGGCATCTTCGCGTAACAGGCGTGAGTGATACCGGCATATCCTAAGCCCGCTTTAAGCGGGCATTTTCCTGCCGTTAATTACGCATCAAAATCCGCGTCCCTTTCAGGTCGAACGATGCACATGCATCCGCGACATCCTGAACGAACCACCTTGTTGGCGGATCGCACATGTAGCTTTCGCCGTTCGGGCCGGGATAGTTCATGACCGGCAGCACATAAAATTCACCTTCATCACCAACCGGGGCGAATGGGCCAACCGTAAAGTCGTAGCCAGGGAACCGGCGCGACAGGTAATCTTCGAACCGCTCTTTTGCCGCCGTGACCGCGGACCGCTGCGCGTACGGCGGCACGATGATGAAACTCAAAACTTCCCGCTCAATAGCCATTGGATACACCTCCATCGATCCCGACAAGCCGGCCGATCACGCTTCCGCATGGCTGGCACCTGAATGGGATATTTTCCAGATAAACGCTTTCGGTCAGCTCATCCGCATCACGCGGGATTCCCTCACCTACCGGCATGGCGATAAACTTCTGACTGTGCCGTAAGCAGTTCTCGCACCGGATTTGGAGCGTAAACTCTGCTGATACGTGTAGTGCGGCCAACATTTCGTTCTCCTTCTGTTCTCATGAAATCAGAACCGCGATGGAGAGTCGAATCGATTTTTCGGGTTTCGCTAATTTTCAAAGATTCTCAGAATCGTACAAAATGTACTTGCACAGGCATCGTACATAAAGTACGTTTATCTCATCGAAGCCGCCCAAGAAAAGCGGGTTGGCGCCAATGATGAGACAAAGCCATGCACACCTCAGCAGACATCACAGCCACCGCACTGAGAGAGAACCTCAAGACGGTTGACGCGAAGATCTTCCGGGTTCGTGCGCGTACCGCTGCCGGCCTCTGCTCTCCGAATGCTGCTGCGTCCTACCTCGTCGCGCTCCGCGCCTGCCA